AATAAGTTATTTTGCACATTCTCTCCTAAAGACAGGCTAGAAGAGGTTTTAGATACGATTAAATCCGAATATGTTATTATGTACGGAAAGATATTTGTATTAGAATCTGAAGACTCTGACGAGTTTTTGTGCACTTACAATATTGAAGTTCAAAGTACTAGTACAAAAGTACTTCCAAATACGATACTTTTACATAGAAAGAAGGAAACTAATACGTTATATACGATTAACAGTTTAAACCTTCTAATTAAATCCCTAAATGAGGGAATCTTAGACACGTCCTTTAGAGTAGAGTGGCAAAATTACAGAAATACTGTACTTTTAACTCAAGGCGATGATCTTAGAAAACTTTCTACAAAAATCCACAAAATAGTTAACTTATAAGTTGCTAATTCGGATTTTTCTACTTACATTTCCTTATAGAGTAAATTTTTTAAACTAAAACAATAAGTTATGGCAATGGACCTATCTGCGATTAAGTCGAAACTTAGTTCGCTACAAAACCAAAAGTCAGGCGGTCAAAAAAGAGACATGTCTTTGATTTTATGGAAACCTACTGTGGGTAAACACAGCGTTCGTATTGTTCCAGCAATGTGGGACAGATCAAATCCTTTTAAAGAGTTACTAGTACACTACGGTATTGGTAACCGTACTATGATTTCATTAGTTAACTTCGGTGAAAAAGATCCAATTGTTGAGTTTGCTAAGCAATTAGCTACAGCAGGTGATAAAGAAAACTGGGTTATGTCTAAGAAATTAGAACCTAAGATGCGTGTATTCGCTCCTGTCATCGTTAGAGGCGAAGAAGAGAAGGGTGTACGTTTATGGGAGTTCGGTAAACAAATTTATGCCGAGTTGTTATCATTAGCTGACGATCCAGATGTAGGCGATTATACAGATGTAATCGATGGTCGTGATATTACGATTGAAACTACAGACGCAGCAACTAACGGTACTGGTTATAATCAATCTAAAGTACGTGTCCGTACTAAAACTACTCCTTTATCAGAAGATGCTAAAGAAGTCGAGAAGTGGTTAAATACTCAACCAGAAGCATTTACTATCTTTAAGAAGTATTCTTATGATGAGATGAAAGAATCTTTGTTAAGTTGGTTACACCCTGAAGCTGCTACTGATGAACCAGCAACACCTGTAGCACCTACAGCGCCTGTAGTAGAAGCACCAGCTCCTGCTAATAAACCAGCATCGTTTGCTTTAAACGCTAAACCTAAAGCAAGCATTGACGACGAGTTCGACGAATTATTTAAATAAACAATTACATGGTAAAAGGAACTAAAGCTTCTCTTAATGAGAGTATAGCTGGTGCCCTAAAGGGTACCTTTAATCTAGATAGCTTTAAAGAAGCAAAGAACTTATCTAGTACATCGATTAAGATGAAAGAACAAAGATGGATACCTTTATCAAAAGCATTTCAAGACTGTTTATCTATACCTGGCATCCCACAAGGCCATATTACACTACTCCGCGGTCACTCTGACACCGGTAAAACAACAGCTCTCTTAGAAGCAGCAGTAAGCGCCCAGAAAATGGGCGTCTTACCTGTTTTTATTGTTACCGAGATGAAGTGGAATTGGGAGCATGCTAGGTTAATGGGATTAGAGTATGAAGAAGTAGCTGATGACAATGGAGTAGTAAAGGATTATAAAGGATTTTTCTTGTATATTGATAGAGAAAGATTAAATACTATTGAAGACGTAGGTGCATTTATTGCAGATTTACTTGACGAACAGAAGAACGGTAAATTACCTTATGATTTATTATTTTTATGGGATTCAGTAGGCAGTATACCTTGTGAAATGTCTGTAAACTCTAATAAGAATAATAACGAATGGAATGCAGGCGCTATGTCTAAGACATTCGGTAACTTTATTAACCAAAAAATCGTATTATCACGTAAAGAAAGTCAACCTTATACCAACTCAATGCTAGCAGTAAATAAAATCTGGGTAGCTAAAGCAGAAAACATCATGGCACAGCCTAAGATGAAAAATAAAGGCGGGGATACGATGTATTTTGATTCTTCATTAATTGTTACTTTCGGTAATGTTACTAGTTCTGGTACAAATAAGATTAAAGCAACCAAGAACGGTAAAGATGTAGAGTTTGCAAAGCGTACTAAAGTTAGTTGCGATAAAAACCACGTTAACGACGTAACATCTGCAGGTAGAGTTATTATGACTGCACATGGTTTTATTGATGATACTAAGCAAGCTATTGATGCCTATAAGAAACAGTACTCGAAAGGATGGTTAAAGACTTTAGGAGCTACCGACTTCGAGGTAGTAATAGAGACCGATGAGGATAGTAAAGATATTTTTGATGCTTCAGAAGAATAATATTATGAATACAGACTATAGAAAAATGTTTGCGGAAATGGAAAGTGAACCGGTAACAACCCTGCATAAAAATAGCAGGGTTCTTATTATAGACTCGTTAAATACGTTTTTACGTAGTTTTGTAGCAATACACCATATCAATCCAGCGGGTAATCACGTAGGAGGATTAGGAGGCTTCTTAAAATCAGTCGGTGCAGTTATAAAACAATTACAGCCTACTAGGGTTATTTTAGTTTTTGACGGCGTTGGCGGTTCAACAAATAAGAGGTACCTTTATCCAGAGTATAAAGCTAATAGACATATTACTAAGATCTCAAACTGGGATGCATTTGATAATCAGGAAGAAGAATCTGAGTCTATCACTAATCAAATTTTACGCTTAGTAGCTTACTTAAAGTGTTTACCTGTTGACTTAATTGCAATAGATAAAATTGAAGCAGACGACGTAATTGGATACCTTGCAACTAGGTTTCCTGAAAAAGTAACTATACTATCTACTGATCAAGATTACTTACAGCTCGTATCGGATAAAATTACAGTTTACTCACCAGTTAAGAAGATAATCTACGACCCGGCTAGAGTAGTAAAAGAGTACGGAATTACACCTCAAAACTTTTTAGTAGGTAAAGTTATACTAGGAGATAAAGGCGATAATGTACCCGGGGTAAAAGGTATTGGTGCAAAGACGTTAATAAAGCTTTTTCCTCAATTAAAAGAAAAAGAGAAGTTTAGATTATTAGTTTTATTAGAGTATGCAAAACAAAATATAACAAAAAGTAAACATTACGGTGATATACTTAACTATAGCTATCAATTGGACATAAACAGGAAGTTAATGGATTTACATAATCCAAATATACCTCAAGAAGATAAAGCTGTAGTAGATCACTTACTAAATAACCCGAATAACGGTTACGACCCTATTAAGTTTGTAAAGTTATACAACGAAGACTTATTAGGCAAGACTTTACTTAGCCCTCAAATATGGTTAGGTGAAACTTTTGCAAAATTAACGGGGTATGAGTTGAAAGATCAAGAATAGTTTACTATATTAAAGAATAAAGAGAATCAGTTATGGCAGTTTTAAATCAGTTGAATCAATACGGTGTAGGCTTTCAAGTAAAGGTGTTATCGAGCTTACTAAGACATAAAGAATTTTTACAGAACATACACGATATACTAGAGGAAGAGTATTTTGATAATCCGGCACATAAGTGGATTATAGAAGAGATTTTAAAATATCATTATAAGTACCATACTACACCTTCTCTTGATGCATTACAAGTAGAGGTTAAAAAAATTGATAACGAGGTATTAAAAGTATCTGTTATTGAGCAGTTAAAAGAAGCTTATAAAGCATCTAACGAAGACCAGGAGTATGTAGAGCAGGAGTTTGCTAATTTCTGTAAGAACCAACAGCTAAAGAAAGCTTTAATGTCTTCAGTTGATTTATTAGAAAAAGGACAGTACGATGATATTAGGTATTTAATTGATTCAGCATTAAAAGCTGGTATGGATAAGAACCTAGGTCACGAGTACGAGAAAGATACTGAAACTCGTTATAGAGCAGAAGATAGAAACCCTATACCAACGCCTTGGCCTCACGTTAATGAATTATTACAGGGAGGATTAGGAGCAGGAGATGTAGGAATTATTTTCGGTAACCCAGGCGGAGGTAAGAGCTGGATGCTAACTGCTCTAGGAGCTATGCCTGTATCGTTAGGTTATACTGTTGCTCACTATACCTTAGAATTATCAGAAGGGTATATGGGTAGGAGATATGATGCTACGTTTACAGGACTTAAAGTACAAGAGTTAGGTTTGCATAGAACAGAAGTAAATGAGATGATTGAGAAGCTTAAAGGAAAGTTAATTATCAAAGAATTCTCAATGGGTAAAGCATCTATATCTTCTATTGAATCTCATATTCAAAAGATGACTGACCTCGGTACTAGACCGGATTTAATTATTATTGACTACGTGGATTTATTAAAGTCTAAGCGTAAGTCTATTGACAGAAAGGATGAAATTGATGATATTTATATCTCCACAAAGGCTTTAGCAAGGGACTTAAAGTTGCCGATTTGGACTGTATCTCAAGTGAATAGAGCAGGTGCGAAAGATGATGTAATCGAAGGAGATAAGGCAGCTGGTTCTTATAACAAGGTTATGATTGCAGACTTTGCAATGTCTTTATCAAGAAAAAGGTTAGATAAGATGAATGGAACTGGAAGAGCACATATTATGAAGAATCGATATGGCGGCGATGGAATGACTTATCCAATGAAAATTAACACTGAAAACGGTAATATAGAAATTTTAGAAAGAGAGATGGAAGAAGGAGAATTTACTGTAGAAAATGGTAATCAAGGAACTAAGGCCCCGACTACTAATTTCAGTGCAGAAGAGAGGAATTATTTGCAGCAAAGATTCTTTGAATTAGGTAAATAATGCTATTTATTACTACAAAAGGTATCTAATATGAGTTTAACTGAATTATATAACGAAAAAAAGACAGCACTAGCGCCTCCTGTAGATCAAACTACTTATGAAGAGTTTGTATTTGAAATGGAGAAAAATGGCACTAACAATTTAGTAGATAGAAATATGGTAGATCCTACCTTTAGACCTCCTACTGCTGCTGATACATACCTTGAGACAGTCTTTCAAGACGGTCTAAACAAAAACCTGTAGATTCAACTAAATAAGTTATAGACTTAACGACGGTGTAAAACCCTCGAATGAAAAACGTATCTTTAATATTATAAAAAACGACGAAAAATGGACATTTCACAGAGCATTTTAAGTGACATTACGGTATATATGAAGTATGCCAAATTTAATCCCGAAGTACAGAGAAGGGAGACATGGAAAGAGTTAGTAGATAGAAACAAAGCAATGCACTTAAAGAAATTTCCGCAGTTACAGGAAGAAATTGAAGATGCTTATCAGTATGTTTACGATAGAAAAGCATTACCTTCAATGCGTTCAATGCAGTTTGCAGGTAAACCTATTGAAATTAGCCCTAACCGTATCTATAACTGTGCTTATCTTCCGATTGATGATTGGAGAGCCTTTGGAGAAACGATGTTCTTATTGCTAGGCGGTACTGGGGTAGGTTATTCAGTACAAAAGCATCACGTTGAGCAATTACCTGAAATCAGAAAACCAGATCCAAAGAAAACTAGACGTTTTTTAATTGGCGATTCTATTGAAGGATGGGCTGATGCAGTTAAGGTATTAGTTCGCTCTTATTTTGAAGGCGGATCAACTCCAGCATTTGACTTTTCAGATATTAGAGCCAAAGGAGCTGCTTTAATCACTACTGGCGGTAAAGCACCAGGACCTCAACCATTAAAAGAATGCTTAATTAAGATTCAAGGAATTTTAGATAGCAAAGAAAGTAACGATAAACTAACTTCTATTGAAGTACACGATATAGTATGTCATATTGCAGATGCAGTATTGACAGGCGGTATTAGAAGAGCAGCTTTAATCAGCCTCTTTAGTGCAGATGACGATAATATGATTTCAGCTAAGTCAGGTGCATGGTGGGAACTTAACCCACAGCGCGGAAGAGCTAACAACTCAGCAGTCTTATTAAGAAATAAGGTGACTGAGGAATTTTTCTTCGGCTTGTGGGACAAAATTAAGGCAAGCGGTGCTGGTGAACCTGGCATTTATTTAAGCAATGATAAAGATTGGGGAACTAATCCATGTTGCGAGATTGCTTTACGTCCATTCCAATTCTGTAACTTATGTGAAGTAAATGTTTCAGATGTTGTAGATCAAGCTGATTTAAATGCAAGAGTAAAAGCAGCAGCTTTTATCGGTACGTTACAAGCATCTTATACTAGCTTCCATTACTTACGTCCTATCTGGCAAAGAACAACCGAAAAAGACGCTTTAATAGGCGTAGGAATGACAGGTATTGGTTCTGGTAAAGTTCAACAGTTAGATCTTAAGCAAGCAACTAAGATTGTTAATGAAGAAAATGAGAGAGTAGCTAAGCTATTAGGAATTAATAAAGCAGCTAGAACTACTACAGTAAAGCCTTCAGGAACTTCTTCTTTAGCATTAGGAACATCATCTGGAATTCATGCATGGCATAATGATTTCTATATTAGAAGAATTAGAGTAGGTAAGAACGAATCTATATACACCTACCTAGCAATTAATCATCCAGAGCTTATCGAAGATGAATATTTTAGACCTCATGATACAGCAGTTATCTCTGTACCGCAAAAAGCTCCAGCAGGATCTATTTTAAGACACGAGTCTGCTTTAGATCTTCTTGAAAGAGTTAAGTCTGTATATCAAAACTGGGTTAAACCAGGTCATAGAACAGGTCAGAATACACATAATATTTCAGCTACAGTTTCTATTAAAGCAGATCAGTGGGAAGAGGTAGGAAAGTGGATGTGGGATAATAAAAAATTCTACAATGGCTTATCAGTACTACCTTACGACGGCGGAACTTATATTCAAGCACCTTTCGAAGACTGTACAGAAGAGAAGTACGACGAAATGATGAAGTCTTTACATAATATAGATTTATCTAAAGTTGTCGAATTTGCAGACAATACTAACTTAATGGGAGAAGCAGCTTGCGCTGGCGGTGCTTGTGAAGTTCAATAAGATGGAAAAAAAAGAATTCATACAAGGAATACATTATTATTTGGAAGGGGAAAGGGTCATTTTTACGGCCCTTTTCCATTCTCAAAGAGGACAGTGTTGTGGGAATGGATGTAGACATTGTCCATATAGAGATAAACATAAAAAAAGCTGTCAAGTACTTGCACAAGAATTTGGTTATCTGAGAGAAAATACTTAATTTTATAAAAAATACGTTATGAGCAAATTTCAATCAACAAAATTATACGACGGGTTTAGTACCGTATTCCGTCAATGGGCTGCTGAAGGTACGCATTGTAGATTTTTACATGGTTACGATATTGAATTTAGAATAACTTTTGAAGGAGAGTTAGATCATAGAAATTGGGTATGGGACTTTGGCGGTATGAAGAGAGCTAAAACTCAAATTGACGGTATGAACGCTAAGCAATGGATGGATTATATGTTCGATCATACTACGGTATTAGCACCAGATGATCCTGAATTGGAGATCTTTAAAGAGTTAGATAAGAGAGGAGTAGTACAGTTAAGAATCCTTGAAGGCCCTGTAGGTGCAGAGCAATTTGCAAAGTATATTTACGGTAAAATAAATACTTTTGTACAGGAAGAGACAAATAACCGCGTTAGAGTAGCACAAGTAGAATTCTTTGAGAATAAAAGAAACTCAGCAATTTATATAGGGTAATGGAAAAGAAATTTGAAAAAAAACAAGAGAAGTCTCGACGCAAGATGCTTATTGAAAAGTGGGAAGAAGAAAATCCTTATATTCCTACCGATGAAGAGATACAGGAGAATAATAGCTATTGGGATATAGACTACCTAGAAGAAGCTAATGCTAAGACTAATAAAGGTATTAAGTACTGGCAAGAAAGATATGCTAATGCATCTAGTAATATGGGAAAATGGTACTGTCAAATACGAATTGATAGGTTAAGAAATAAGCTACATCATTATGTAGATAAAAAATAATTTAATCACAATAAAACATGGAGGAAACTATGAAATGTTTAAAGAGTTCTAAGACCGGAGAAATTATCCGAATAACAAATGAAAAGGCTGATCAAGCTACTAGGGAGTGGAAGTTTATACCTAAATCTGAATGGAAGGCTCAATTTAAAAAAGTAGAAACCCCTAAAACAGTAACTAATGAGTAAGATAGATCCAAATAAGTTACTTATTACTAGTGACTTTTATACAGTTCAAGGCGAAGGCATAAGCAGCGGTATTCCTGCATACTTCGTTCGTTTAGGTATTTGTAACCTAACGTGCGGTATGTCTAGAGCATTTACAAATAATTTAATGAAAGAGCAATTACTAGAAGACGGTGAAATCTTCGAAGGCGATTTAGTTAAAGAAGGTAAAGCTACCTGGACTTGTGATTCTACATCTCAGTGGTTATGGAGAGGAGAAGATAAAGAGTTTCAATACTTACTTGATAGATTTAAAGAGGAAGGAGTATACGAGGATATTCTAGATGGTCGCGTACGTGTAATCTGGACTGGAGGTGAACCTACTATTGCAGGACATCAAGTAGCAATTAATAACTTTACTGAATATTGGATGGATATAGAAGGTTCTTTACGTAATACCTACTATGAAATCGAAACTAACGGTACTAATTTTATCGAAGAAGAATTATTTCAGAGCTTAGATCAAATTAACTGTTCACCTAAGTTGGATAACTCGGGTATGACAGTAAAACAACGTATTGTTCCTAAAGCTATTAATCGTATTATGGAGCACGATAACTACCAATTTAAGTTTGTTATTAGTACTGAAGAGGATGTTAAAGAAATCTTTAGAGACTTTATTGAACCCTTTTATATTCCTTTAGAGAATGTAATCTGTATGCCAGGTTTAGATGATGCAGCTAACTTCGAAGAAAGAACTCGATTTGTAATGGAGATGGCTAAGAAATATAAATTTAGAGGATTAACTAGATTGCATATCGCAGCCTGGAATAAAACTTTAAATGTATAGTATGGAAGAAATAAATTTAGGTTCTGGTAATAATTTAATCATGACTACTTCTAAATTAGTAACGTGTCATGAAATACTAACACTAGTAGTTAACGGTAAGAGAAGTATTTCCTTAGATATTAAAGTACAAGCCGATTTTGATACAATACCCGAAGAGTATCATGAAATATTCTTAAACATGATGACATCTAAGTACTGTAAAGCAGTATCATTCGGCGATAACCCTTTTAGTAAATGTCAACCAGCTCCTAAAAAGCGTTGGTATCAATTTTGGAAATAATAAAACAACAGTATGACTCTAACAGAACTGAACGCAAGTAAGTTAATAGACAGTAATCACCATGTAGAATGGACCTCTGATAAAGAAACTGATCATAGCTATCTTAGCGGGTATTATGAGCGTGAATTCGAAAATAGAGATCGCGATATTAACCTATTAGAAATAGGAGTAGCTCAGGGAGATAGTCTTAGGCTATGGAGTGAATGGTTTACAGAAGGAAAAATTACCGGAATCGAATGTAATGACTCTTTGCCTAGATCACTATCAAATTACAGTAGAATAGAACTAATGATTGTAGACGGCTTCTCAGATGAAACCATTAATAGCTTTGAAGATAATTCTTTTGACTATATAATCGATGATGGACCTCATACTCTAGCCTCTATGGTTATAAGCGCTCAGAAATGGATCGATAAGGTAAAGCCTGGCGGAAAGTTAATTATAGAAGACGTACAGGAATTTTTATGGACCGAGTTAATAGACTCCTATGTAGATAAAACAAAGATTAAAGCTATAGAGTTTTTGATTTAAGAGAAAATAAAGGTAGATTCGATGATATTATAATAGAAATAGAGAAAAAATAACCGTTATGAGCACACCTTACACTTGCCAGTTTTGTGGCAAACCAACTGACCAAGTTGAATTTGATTACTTAGCAGGAACCGACCACTTAGCATGTGTATTAGGTTTCGAATATGAACAACGAAAAGAATCAGATATAAATTTTCCTGATAGAAGATTATTAGCAGTAGAAGTCGATATGATTAAAAGTACATCTAACGATCAAGAATTAGGCGCTAAAATAAGAAAGTTATACTATGAAGTCTACAACAACAGCTAAAGAATACTACGAAGCATTAGGAGAGGTAGCCGGTACTTTATTTTACCTTAATCGTAAAGACGGATCGGCAGAAGAGTATATTCTAGAACCTTTAATAATTGATACTAAGAATAGAGACCTCACTATTAAAGCATTACAGAGAGTAATGGATAATACTAACTTTATAGCATTTCCAGGAACATTAGAGTTTAACGAATTTATGAATGAAGTTGTTGAAACGAACAAAAAATAATACCTTTAATTAATGACAGTTACATTTACACCAGAACATTTATACATTGGTATTATATTAATACTTGTAGGATTACAGATATACCAACTAAGACTCATTAATAAGTTAGAGAAAGAGTGTGATGATATTTGGGCACAGTTAGGAACCCTAGTTGGTAACATTACTAGTCAAATACTCTCTCTACAGAAGGACCTTAACGGTAAAGAAGATAAAAAATAATTCGGTTATAGAGCTAATCGACGTACAAAATAATACGCTCTAAATTTTAAATTTTAAACAAAATGGCAAAACAAGCAGTTTTATCATTATCAGGCGGGATGGATTCTTCATCTCTTTTATTACACTTATTAGCTAACGGCTACGAAGTAACAGCATTAGGCTTTGATTATGGTCAAAAGCATAAAGTAGAGCTTGAAAGAGCTAAATCTTTAGTAGAGTACTTAAGCTCTAAAAATCAAAAAGTAAAGTACCAGGTTATTAAATTAGATGGATTACAACAGTTATTGAACTCAGCTTTAGTAACAGGCGGTGCAGATGTACCAGAAGGACATTACGAACAGGATAATATGAAAGCAACTGTTGTACC